ATTTTGCCAATGGTGTTATAAGACTGTCTGACGGAATTACCTCTGGTGGCGTACCTGTTCCGTATACTATTGCATCGAATACTGTTGTTGGTGGAATTAAAGCTGGCCCAGGAGTTGTGATCAGCAATACCGGCGAACTGTTTATTGACAGTGCCAATCTCGCAGTGAGTTTTGGTAATTTTACTGCAAACAATAATGTGTTAAGTATAGTCAATGTCGACGAAAACATGTACTTGAAATCCAGCGGAAATGCAAATATTAATCTTGTTGGCGGGGTAAATTTTTATAAATCCAACGGTTTTCCTCCCTCAACAGAACCATTCTTCCGAGCTAAAAGTGACGGCCAGCTGAGAATTTTAGTGCCTGTTGAAGATCCTCTTGAGGGCGGAATAGAAATTATTGGATCTGCTACAGGAACCTATCTCACACCAGGTCAACCTGGCGCCATGTTGCAGTTAACAGGAAATCCTAACGTATCTGCTAGATTTTATATGGACAGCATCGGAGAATATGCCAGTTTGGTGGGTCGCCGATACAATGGTAATGTTGCATCTCCGACACAAGTTCTTGCTGGTCAAGATGTGTTAAGATTTAATGCCACCGCTGCCACTAACGCTGGCATGGGTAATGTGGCCATGGCACAAATGCAATTTCGTGCTCTAGAAAATCAAACTACCACAGCTCAGGGTAGCAGTATAAATTTTATTGTTACTCCAGTTGGTAGTCCAGTTGCATCACGTGTCGAAGTAGCCAACATTAATGTAGCAAACGGTGTTAGTGCCACTAAGTTTACTACCTCAGGTAATATTACTGCTGGTAATATTGCAGCTAGTAATATTACAACAACCAACGTTACAATCAACAGCAATATCACTGTTGGTAATATTAATGCAAGTGGAGCATATTCGGGTTATTACACTCATATTGTTAGAGAGGCCGGTGTTATTGCAGATGGTGGAACAATATCAATAAATTTTCTCACTGACGATATAGTGAAATGCCTTTGGGGCAACGGTCTTACTGTAAATTACAGCAATTTTATACCAGGCCGTAGTATCCGACTGATGGCCACTAAAACAACTGGTACAGGAGTTGACACTTTAAACTTAGGCAATATAAGTGCTAACCAAACCTCCACTGGGTCGGCTACCATAAGTGGTTCTTCCGATGTTACATACATTATTGAATTTTTCTCTACTAGCAGCACTGTAGCTGGTTTGTATGCCAAATTATAATTGGCAACACAGAGTTTGATTTTATTCAAAAAATCATTTAAAATTAAAAGATGTTTAATGCGGTTCAAGATTACACGCTGAATTTACTGCCTTCGAATCGAAAACGTAGCCAAAGTGGTTGGTTAAGTTTCAATGCGGTCTGCTGCCACCATAACGGTGAAAACCCAGACACTAGAGGGCGCGGCGGAATTATTACCAATCCTGATGGCGGTGTAAGCTGGCATTGTTTTAACTGTGGTTTTAAAACTGGATATACTCCGGGTAGACCTCTTAGTTTTAAATATCGAAAATTTCTCAGCTGGTTGGGGGCAGATACCAACGAAGTACAACGACTGGTAGTTGAAGCACTGAGGATCAAAGATTTAATTGATCCCGCCGATGTTAAACCAGTCGAAGAAGAAATAACGTTCACTGCCCGAGCATTGCCAAAAGAATCTTTGAGTTTTATGGCATTGGCTGAATTTTATGAATTGGCTGATAAAAATTTTCCCAAACCGTTTGTGGACGCTGTGAGTTACGTCAGTGATCGAAAAATAGACTTGAGAAAATATGAATTTTATTGGACTCCGGAAGTAGAATATAAATTATCTCACCGTGTGATTGTTCCTTTTAAATACAAAGGCGACACAGTGGGTTACACAGCCAGAGCATTCAGTGACGGCATAAAACCCAAGTACCACAGCGATCATCCTGCACATTTTGTTTTTAACTTAGACCAGCAACGGTCAGACAGCAAATTTGTCATTGTCTGTGAAGGCCCATTTGATGCAATGAGTGTAGATGGCGTGAGCACACAGACCAATGACATCAGTGAACAACAAGCAGAGTTGATAGAATCCCTGGGTCGAGAAGTAATTGTGGTTCCAGACTTTGACAAACATGTCAATAAGCAAGGCAAGGAAGTATGGCCCGGGCAACAAACTATCGATCGTGCAATAGAATACGGGTGGTCAGTGAGTTACCCTATTTGGAAAGACACTGCAAAAGACATTAATCACGCTGTTCAATTGTATGGAAAGTTGTTTGTTATGAAAGCTATTCTGGATGCAAGAGAATCCAACCCATTAAAAATTAAATTATTAGCTAATAAAATATGACCAACAAATAAAGGTATTTTTAGAACTGATGATAAATAAAAGTATAGGAAATAAAACTATGACTTTTATCGAAAACAAGTACAGTAAGTGGTATTGGAATATTATAGAAAAATCTAAGAATAGAAACCTTCCTGATGGTATTTATAAAGAAAAACATCATATCGTCCCGAGAAGTTTGGGCGGAGATAACTCGAAAGAAAATTTAGTCAGTTTAACAGGAAAGGAACATTTTATATGTCATCTACTGTTAGTAAAGATGGTATCAAAACAGGATAAACATCGTATGGCTTATGCTGCATGGCAAATGACAATGATTAATGGTAGACGTCGATATAAAATGTCAGCGAGAATATATGAATTATTGCGTAAACAATTATCAAAATCTTTGACTGGCAGATTTTTTTCAGAAGAAACAAAACAAAAAATCGGTGAGAAAAGTAAGGGAAGAAAACCTATGTTAGGTAAAAAACATTCTGAAGGAACAAAGAAAAAAATATCAGATTCAAAAATCGGAATATCAACACCGAAATCTATAGAAACACGGAAAAGAATGTCAGACACTTGGAAAAAAATTGCCCCAGATCGTGCTGGGATAAAAAATCCTATGCATGGAAAAAAACAAAGTTTAGATACTAAAGAATTAATATCAAAAGCAAACAGTGGAAAAAATAATGGAATGTATGGAAAATATAAAAATAGTCCCAGGGTGCAATGCCCACATTGCCACAAAGAAGGAAAAGATGGTCCCAATTTTAATAGATGGCATTTTAATTATTGCAAAGGAAAACAATGAATAAGGAATACAGTGTTCAACTGCAGACTCTATTTTTGGAAATGATGTTACAAAATTCAGAAAGCTATGTGCGTGTTCAAAATATCTATAACCCAGAAAATTTTGATCGCAGTTTAAAGTCTGCTGCCAAGTTTATCAAAGAGCATGTTGATGCACACAAAGCCATGCCCACTGCTGAACAAATTCGAGCAGTCACAGGCACAGATTTAAAGCCTGTTCCGGATCTCGGAGAAAATCACTATGACTGGTTCATGATTGAATTCGAGGGCTTTACTAAAAAATATGAGCTAGAGCGGGCAGTGCTCAAAGCCGCAGACATGATTGAAAAGGGGGACTTTGACCCCATTGAAAAGATTATCAAAGATGCTGTACAGATTAGTCTGACCAAAGACATGGGCACAGATTACTTTGCCGATCCCCGTGCTCGATTGATGAAAATTAAAAGCAACAATGGGCAAATTAGCACAGGCTGGCCCACAATGGACAAGCGATTGTTTGGCGGCATGAACCGAGGAGAACTAAACATTTTTGCAGGTGGATCGGGTTCGGGTAAGTCATTGTTCATGCAAAACATTGCATTAAATTGGGTCGTTGCTGGCTTGAACGGTGTGTTTTTAACGTTGGAACTCAGCGAAGAACTGTGCGCTATGCGTATTGACAGTATGGCCGCAAATGTCAGCACTAGGGAAATTTTTAAAGAACTGGACACAGTGGAATTAAAGATTGGCATGCTGGGTAAAAAGTCTGGCAGCATGAGAATCAAATACATGCCAGCGCAGAGTAATGTAAACCAGATTCGTGCATATCTCAAAGAACTTGAAGTTCAGACTGGCCGCAAAACAGATTTTATCATGGTAGACTATTTGGATCTTGTTATGCCTGTCAGTGCCAAAGTCAGTCCCAACGATTTGTTTGTCAAAGACAAGTACGTGTCTGAAGAACTAAGAAACTTGGCCAAAGAGTTTGGCGTATTAATGATCACTGCATCGCAGTTAAATAGAAGTGCAGTTGAGGAGATTGAGTTTGATCACAGTCATATCAGTGGTGGTATTAGTAAGATTAATACAGCGGACAATGTATTTGGAATCTTTACATCCAGAGCTATGCGTGAGCGTGGTCGCTATCAAATCCAGCTGATGAAAACTCGTAGTAGCAGCGGTGTAGGAATGAAAGTAGACTTAGACTATGACCTTGACACGTTGCGGATTACAGACCCAGGAGAAGATGCACAGGGTACTCCGGGCACAGTTAAACCTCAAGTTGGCAGTATTATGAACAGTATTAAAACTAGATCTACTAGCGCAGATGACTCAGACGCTCCGAAGAAATTTGAAAGAGCAACGGGCACACCAGCGTGGGAACAACCTGCAGGCAGTGGAATTGGTGGCGGTGCTGCCCAAAACGCAAAGCTTAAACAAATGCTGGCAGGGTTAAAGAAAGCAGAATAATGTATAATCTTATTTGTTTTCTACAGTGCGGTACCAGCACAAAACGTTTCCAGAACTAACTCAAATTTTATAAATATAGTTAATCTGGAGCCAGTATTTTGCAGAAAAAAACTCGTAGTTTATTAGAAGAACTAGATTCGTTACGATTACACAAAGACAAAGAAAATCTTGTGGAAAGTCGAGCCAATCACGTCATCACTGGCGCCATAAATCTTATCAACTTTATTCGCGAAAACTACGATAAAGAACAATCTGAAGAGTTAGAACGTAGATTAATCAACAGCATCAGGTCGCAGGACACAGCTAAATTTAGTCGTGGCGTTAAAAGGATTTCCAATGAAAGTAAATGAAGTTATCACTGAAGCCGGGGTATGGCAGGGTATTAAGAATGTGGGCCGCGGCATTGGTCAAATAGCAGGTGGCGCTGCAACCGGAGTCGTCTACGGACTGGATAGGTTGGCTGGCGGTTCGGGCGATGTCGGCACATTAAAACAGCGAGCACAGCGTAAATTAAATCAAACCACTAAGAATTTGGCCGCCGTAAATCGAGAGTTGCCCCAACAAGCTTTGGCAAATTTCGAAGTACAACTGTCACAGTCGGGCATTGATCTAAACGATCCCACAACTTTTAATCCCACATCTGTCAGAAATTCTTTACGTGATTTTGGATTACAATTTTTTGCTGGCGGCGAGGACGATGCTGTAAAGGCATATATAGTACAAACTGTGCAGTATGAACCTTTACCTAGCAAAATTGATGGCAAAACTGTACTGAATTATTTTAAAGAGTTAACAAAAATTAGATCCAATGCAGTGGTATGGATAACTCAAAATCAATCTTTGCAGGCCATTCAACAAGCACAACAAGCACAGCAAACGCAACAAGGTCCAGAATTAACTCCTGGAGTTAGTGTAGTCAATTCTGCTGATCCATTAATTTTGCGATATAAAAACACAGATTATGCGCTTACTAACGACGACAGGTGGGTGTATCTTGGTAGCAAAAAAGAAGCAAGCCCCGAAATGACACAGTTTTTAAATAAACAATTAAGTAAACTATGAAATTATTTGAAATTAAAGAAGCTCCTGCGGCATGGTTATTATGCGAAGCAGCAGAAGGTAAAAATGTACACTTAGAACATGTAGAAGATCTTGTCTACAATGAAGGTTATTTGGGCGCACAAAAAGCACTTAACTATATGGAAGGTCTTCGCAGAATGTTTGCACAGGGAGAAGGTCAGCCAGTTAAAGTTACAGTAAAGTGGGACGGTGCTCCTGCTATCATCTGCGGTACTGATCCTTTAGATGGCAAATTTTTTGTAGGTACAAAAAGCGTATTTTCTAAAAATGAACCTAAACTATGCAAGAGCGCAAAAGACATTAGGAACTTTTACGGAGCGCAAGAAGGACTGGCCACTAAGCTTACCATTGCTTTAAAATATTTGAGTAAATTGGGCATAGGCAATGTGCTACAAGGTGATCTAATGTTTACTCCTGGAGACGTAACGACTGCTCCTTTGCCCAGTGGTGCAGGCACCGAAGAATGTTATATTTTTACTCCTAACACCATTACATATGCAGTGCCTGTAAACAGTGAATTGGGCAAAAGAATTGAAAAAGCTAAAATAGGTATAATTTTTCATACAGCCTATGAAGGAGATAGTTTGCCTAATATGCAGGCTGTATTTGGAGCATCAGTAGCCGGCCTACAACCCAACAGTGCTGTTTGGTATGACGATGCCACATATAAAGACTTTACAGGCAGAGCCAGTTTAACACCCGACGAAGATGCAAGAATCAAGGGTACACTGACTGCTGCTGCAACAACATTTAAGAAAATTAAAGAAAAAGACTTTAATCGTATTATCTTTACTGGCCGCACTACCAAAGGCGGCGACGAAGAAATGACAGAGTTTGCCACATATATCAAACCTTTCATTAATAACATGGTGCGTGGTGGCACACAGGTGGGCGACCCCACTTCATTCTTAAAGAATTTCTTGACATTCTACAAAGGTAAGATGGAAGCAGAGATTGCTAAACTAAAAGGCGGGCCTGACAGCCCTGCTGCTGCTGCCCGTATACAAAAGATTCAGGATAAAGAACAATTTATGGCTGACAACAGCAACATATTGTTGGGAATTCTTGCCATATATAAACGTATAATTGAGGCCAAAGTCATGCTATTGCAGAAGATGCAACAAATTGAAAATATAGGCACTTTTTTAAAAACTGACAATGGATATCGTGTAACAGCACCTGAAGGATTTGTTGCCATAGGGCATGACGGCGGTGCGGTCAAATTAGTTGACAGAATTGAATTCAGCAAAGCTAATTTTACTGCCCCTAAACAATGGAAAAAATAACTTTGGTATAAATAATTACATGCGTTAATTCGCAGAATTTTTAAAGGAAATATAAAATGGCAGTTTTTACACGTACAAATGGTAATGCACAAAACGTAGTCAGCGTTGGTAACATTGCTCTAAGCACAGAAGCAGCAAGCGCAAACGTTTTAATCAGCACAGGTATTGGCAAGCCAGTTCAGGCTTTTGCTATTAACTCTAACGTCTCTATGACCACACAATTTGGTACAGGCGAAGGCGTTGAAACAATCCTACGTACAATTGGATTGAATGCTACATTGTTGGCTTACCAAGTTGGTACAGCAAACAACGGTGCAGTTACAAACGGTCTTCTAAGCGTTCTTGTTGAAGAATCAGCTTGGAATGCAACAGACCTACAAGCTAATATTCGTTCTGCTACCAGCAGCGGATACAATACAACAGGTGTTGTTGTTACACAACCTGGCCTACGTCTAGCTGAGTAATTTTAGCGTAAGCTAAAACAAAAAGGCACTTTCATAGTGCCTTTTTTGTTGGCTATAAATATTTTCATGAACTTTTTTATCTGTGCAACTCTAGTAGATATAACACCTACTAATGTAACAAGGGGCGACAGCCCTGCACGAGATCAACAACGTAATTGGGAAACAGTATTACAGGTTCTGGGGTTAAAAACACAACCTATAATTTTGGGAGGACCTGAACTTTTATCGGATGTAGATGGCGTCAATAAAATTTTTGGAGAATTTTATCAAACCATGCAAAAAGTTTGGATTTTTAAATTTGCTAGCGAAAGAAATATCTACACTGTGGATCAATTATATGAAGATTTCGAACAAGTACCAGTGATCACAGGGCTAGACGAATCTGCTAGGTTCATGCTGCCGATTTTTCATAGCTATGGGATATTAAAAAACATATATTTTTCTACTGTAGATGAACTAAATATTAGTTGATGCTACGGCACCATTAAGGCTTCTCTTCACGGCACATTTAGGCAACAATTTAAAGCATCGCTATATGAGGCGTAATATGAGCAAAACCACCGACATTGAAAAGAAGAACCTTGAAGCGCACGTAGAACTTTGTGCGGAAAGGTATGCAGCTTTGGAAAATAAACTAGACAATCTAGATGAGCGTATGACGGTCATTGAGCGTCACGTTGTGGAAATTAAAGACAGTATCACCAATAAGACAGGTGGCATTAATAAACAAATGATAACCATTGGAACTACTATAGTTGGGGTTATGTTTACAGCCGTTATCAGCCTTTTAATTCATCTGGCATCAAAGTGAAAATTGTAGAACTTACGCAAAACATAAATGTGGCCATCACAAATGAGGAGGCAGACATGCTATCTCAATTTGACGAAGAAACACCTGTTATGGCTAAAGGTGATATGGATGACAGACAACAACATATGGCTAATCAATTAGTGAATAAAAATCTATTAACAAGAAAAAATGAAAACGGTCGAATCATATACAAAAAACGAGCTAGGTAAATTAATAGTAAACCTTGGGGTATCTAAAGTAAACATTTGGGCAAAAAAAGAACTTAATTATATTCGATATGCTCTAAATCAACCTGTGTTGGTGCCCATAAACAGTAATCAGTGGGTTATCGGAAATTATGTAATAACCAACTTGGGCACGCATAGGTATAAAGTTATCAAAGATAATAAATTAATTCATACATTTTATAGTAAACCTGCTGCGGTGTTATATACCGTTCTTACTAAAATGCAATATTATAAAACAGCAGATGGGTTACTAACAGCAGATATTGAAGTGGCCCGAGTCTATGATGAATTAGAATTCTACACTGACAAATTAACAAATAAGAATAAAAAAGATCCGTTTAAAGCACAATTATGGTACGCAAGATATTATGATTTTAAATTAAAATTCGGGCCTGCTCGTCAAGAATTGGAAAAAAGAATCGCAACGGCTAAATATATAAAAATCTGGGAAACCTTAATATGAATTTAAAAGAACTTGCACCACAAAAAACAAAACGATTGAACCGTGTCATGGAAAGCCGTTTTGGTTTTTCAATTGACTACGATAATTTAACTTACGCAAAGGCTCAGCGTTTAAGTGCTGCATTAGGTGAAAGCCTGAATGTTATTAGAAAGAGCTATGGCGCTCATACAGCAGAAAAAAATCCAAAATATATGGAAATGCTTATGGTGCGTGAAGGACTCACTGAGTGGATTAATCAACATGAAACTCTACTGGAAGGCGAACTAGAAACCGCTGAAGCAGTACTAGCAGCCAAGGACATGGTAGACAGCGTTCAGGATATGATCACTGATGCTAGTAAAATGATGAATGAAGAACTTCCTCCTTTATTAGACACTATACGTGACCAAATTGGTACTGCACAAGCTGACAGCTATAAGCAAACAGTTACAGCAGCACTACAAGGATTAATGGATTCGTTAAATGGTGCCCGTGATGCACTAGACAACGGCGCCCGTGTACTGGCAGGCGAGCAACCTGACCAAGCTATGAGCATGGGCGGTGAGCAAGGATTACCAGGTCAGTTACCTCCAGCGGATTTAGACAGCGATTTAGATGCTGAAGATGACGGTTTTGCTGCCACAGATGCTGCTGCTGGTGATGATGAGTTAGGCAGAGAGCGTCGTTAATGCGGGCTGCAGACTTTATTAAAGAAGACGAAGATAATCAAGACAGAGGTGATTATGGAAACATAATCACAGCTCTGAATCTTCTGCATAATAAAGTCATCAGAGGAGAGATTGCTTCTGAACTACCCACCCCAATGGTAATTCGGTATATATCAAATACTGGACTGACTGGTTTTACTTACCAAAATTTAATTGCAGCCAACGAAGCTGAAGATTCAATTAAATCGATGCTCAAGAATATTACCC